CGATCACCTCTTGACAAAATTTCGCATTGGTGTATAATAATTCTTGTAAATATTTATTTTACCGCCTGAACTCGACAGCTTCGTAACAGCTGCCGGGTTCTTTTTTATCTGGTTTGTCCGCAGATTTTTCTGGCGATAACTGCAACGTTCGCTCCTTCCTTACCCATGCCGTATCTGGACATAACCGCACGCCGCTCAGATTGGTCGTAACGCATCATATCCGATATGGTCAAATGTCTCCTGCCGCCGAAGAATTTCAGCAAATCCTCCAGCACATCGTAATAATACTGTGATTCCCGGCTCACGGCTGCACCTCCTGTTTTTTGCTCGCGGCAACAGTTGCGGTTTTGAATCCGGCTTCATACGCGAAAATGCAGGCAGCCAAATTCTGCTGGGCTTCTGGGTCGCCTCTTGCCACGTCAACCGCTTTCATGTACCTATCGGCCACCCGCGACAATTTTTCTTTAGTTTCGCTAGTAATTTTTGAAACACTCCCTCCGTAGGTATAATTTTTACTCTTGAACTCTACCGCTAAAGTGTGGTAAAATCTTGCAAGAGCAAATCCTTAGATGAACCTATAAATAGCAATTTGCAAAAAATGCGTACTCAACGTATCATTGTCCATACGTCGAGTATAATATATAATACTTGGTGGAATTTGTCAAGCCTTTTTTCATACCTCAGGTATAAAGTTTATTGACATTTTAAATTTTTTTTGATAATATACGGTAGGAGGCGGTTTATATTGGCAGAAATAAATACAAGGATAAACGCAGTTGTCGTTGAAAGTGGCTTGACAAAGACAGCTGTCGCTAAAAGAATAGGAATTTCTCAAGCGCATGTATCGAGACTCTGCGCAAACGGAACGCCTAGCGACAGGACTATAATGGATATATGCAGGGAATTTAATGTTTCTGAAAAATGGCTAAGAACCGGCGAGGGGGAGATGCATGCCCCCCAAGCCTTAGCGGATGAGGTCGCAAGTTACTTAGGCCGATTGATGGCAGACAGGCCAGAGGATGAACTCCAGCGCGAAGTCATTGTTATGCTGTCAAGGGGAACTCCTGAGTTTTGGGAAGGTCTAGGCAAAATGCTTGATGAATGGACTGCCCTTTGGACTGAAATACAGCAGGAGAAAAATAAAGAGAACCTCTAAGTTCTCTTTATTTTTTGCAAAAACATCTTCCATTTATCGGCAAAATGTGATATATTTTGCTTGAATAAAAAATGTGCCCAAGTTGGGCACAAATGGGAGAGTGTTGTAATGGGCGGTACAACTAAGGTTCCTTGGATAATAACCGACGATTTCACGGCGATTGACGTTGAGACAACAGGCCGGTCGGCTGAAAATGATGAAATCACTGAGCTTGCAGCGGTGAAATACCGCACAGGTCAACAGGTAGAAGTTTTTCAACGATTAGTAAAACCACATGAAAAAATTGAAGAATTCGTTGAAAATTTGACCGGAATTACCAATGCCATGGTGCAAGATGCTCCGGACATTGCGCAGGTGTTGCCGGAGTTTATTGCTTTCGTCGGTGATGATGTAATCGTTGGCCACAATGTAAACTTCGATTTGCAATTTGTAAATGCCAGCTGCAAGCGCCTTGGTCTGCCACCATTGAAAAATGATTTTGTAGACACATTGTTCATAGGGCGGAAAACCAATCCTGAATGGCCAAATCACAGGCTGGCAACCATAGCACAGCAGCTGGGCATTGAGGCGGACAGCTTCCACAGAGCGGACAATGATGCAGCGGTCACGGCCAAAGTTTACATGGCCATGAAAGATATGCCGGAATCAGCCACAGCCTATAAACCTCATGGTTCAAAGCGTAAATTTGAAAAATTAAAAGTCAGCGACATAAAGCCTGAAGTGCAGGAGATAGATGACAGTAATCCGCTGTTTGGAAAAAGCATTGTTTTTACCGGCGAAATGAGCATTAGCAGGGAAGAGGCTGCCCAATTGGCAGTCAACTGCGGGGCTTTACTCAGAGGTTCAGTCTCCAGCAAAACCGACTTCTTAGTTGTCGGCGCGCAGGACAACAGCATTGTCGGTGATGACGGTATGAGCAACAAGGAAGAAAAAGCGGCAGCCTTGAACAGCTCCGGCAAAGGGCACGTTAAGATTTTGAAAGAGGATGAGTTTATGGCCATGGTAAAGGAGAATGTAAAAGATGGGCGACCAGTTTTCATTTTTCAATGATTTCTCTCCGGATGAATATATAAAATCCGCTTTGGGTGAGGTCATTAAAAATAATGGCCTGGATGGTCTCACCGTTGAAATCACTAAAAATAAAACTTCAAACGCCGTTAAGTTTATGAATTCGGCGGTTGCGTGGTATTCCACCGGGCGCAAGCCGTGGCTAATGCTGCCTAAAAAAGGGAAGTTTGACGATGGGAAGAAAAAACCGCCGTATTATAAAATCGACCTTGACAGCATAGCAGATCTTAACCAGCATATGGATAAAGTCTGCTATATCCTGCAATATATAATCGACCATTGGCCGAAGGACTTTTCCTGTTGCAGCAGATACAATGCTTGTAGTAATGCCAAGACCTGCATCCATCCCGATAAATGCACCGCCATCGGCTGCTACTACCGCCGGGTGCTGAGTACGGGTCAGGTTTTCTACGGCAAAAATAGGACGATAAAAGACAGCCCCACCTAATGGGGCTGCCTTTTTATCTGTTTATCATGGTCTTAACTGCTAAGTACACCCGCCAAAGCTCGTCGACCGTGGCCTGCTCCAGCAATGCGTTAATTTTTTCCGTGTACCAGTTTCTTTCTCTTGCATTTTGTTCCATTTTTACCGCCCTCACTTGCGTTTCAATCCGCGCTGTGCTATAAATGTTATGCTACAGGGTAGCCCCCGGTGCTCCAACTAGACAGCATTGAGTACAAGTTGGCCGCCATTTTTTCGTCGGTGATGATAACAGCGGCCAGTTGTTTTGGCATGGGGACATAGTGCAGCGATTGGTGTCCAGATTGGGCACCGCATTGACAGGCGCAGGGTTTGTGTTCGTTTTTCTCCATTGAAAAATCTCCTTTTGTTTTTATTTGCAGCCTAAACATAGCAAAAAATGCTATGCTAATTCAATGCTAAAAGCGTGTCAAAACCCTGCCCAATTTTGAGCAGGTGGTAAAATGGATAATAAAACTTCAAATTTTGTCCTAGTTGCGAGATTAAAGCAAGCTAGACTAGACCAGGGTTTATCATATCAGACCATAATCGACAAGGTGCTTGCCACCGGCGGCAGCACCTCCATGGGCACAGTCCGCCGGGTGTTTTCCGATGATGTGGATCCGGAAAGTTTCAGCATGTACAACACGCTGAGGCCAATTGCCATCGCCCTGCTGGGTGAGGATTACGATGCGCCATCGAAGCGAGATATCCAAATCGAGGCGCTGGAGGAGCAGCTGGAATGGCAGCGGGAAGAAAACCGGCGGCACATCGAGCACTACAACAATTTGCTAAATGGCAAGGACAAATTATACCTTAGCATGTTGGACACTTATGCCCGCTTGCTGGAAGATTGCAATAGAACCATCGAGGAGCGAGACAAGCGTATCCGGCACCAGCGGCGGCTGTTATATGCAGCGGTTGGCGGCATTATGTTTCTGCTGGTTGTGATGATTGTTGCTATGGCCATTGATTTCATAGACCCTAATATAGGATATTTTTTGAGGTGAAATCATGTACAGGCGCAAGGACAACATCTACCAAGATCAACTGCCAAAACCCGGGGGAGGGTATAAATATTTTTACGGCAGCACGAAAAGTGAAGTCAAGCGCAAAATGGCCGAGTGGGAGGCCGAGCAGGAAGCACACTGGCTGTTTGAAAACATTGCTGACGAATGGTTCGCGCGCCATGCCGAAAACGTCAAGCACAATGCCAGCGAGGTATACAGGCCGAGCCTTAAACGGGCGAAGGATTATTTTGCCGAGCGCAAGCTTGATAGCATAACCCCGGACGAAGTCCAAGGATTCATAAAGCATATTGCAGGCAGGGGCTACGCCAAGCGCACCGTCGAAATCCACCTGAACCTAATTAATCAGATTTTTGATTATGCCATAACCCAGCCGGGCAGCACCATCAAATACAATCCATGCAGCTCTGTGCGAATCCCCAAAGACCTGCCGCAGACTCGCCGCCTGCCGCCGACAGATGAACAGCTGAATAAGATCACCGCTGACGGTTTCGGCCTGTTTCCGTATTTCCTTATGTACACCGGACTGCGCCGGGGAGAGCTTCTTGCCCTGACATGGGACGACATAGACTTTGGTGGTAAAATCATCCATGTGACCAAGGGTGTTACATATGATTCCAACCAGCCGATTATTGACACAACCAAAACTACTACCAGTGTCCGGGATGTGGATCTGCTGGACGTGCTGGCGGACAAGCTGCCGCGGGGGCAAAAGGGCTATGTTTTTGGAGGGGATAAGCCATTGACAAAAACCGAGTACCGCAAAAAATGGCTTGCGTTCTGCCGCTCCGTGGGGCTGGCCAAAAGCACCGAAATTATAACGCTGGGCAAAAACGGCAGGCAATACAAATCCTATAAATGGCAGCCCACTGTTACCGCCCATCAATTTCGCCACGCCTACACATCAATGCTGGATGAGGCCGGGATTGACGAAACGGCAGCCATGGCGCTGCTGGGGCATAAATCCATCACGACGACCAAGGACATCTACACCCACATCCGCAAATCAAAACGGGAGCGTGTGGCCACCCAGCTTAATGATTTTGTAAATGCCAAGCAGGCATAGCACGATTTTGTAGTAACTTTGTAGTAATCGGCAAAACCCTTGCAAATACTGACTTTATTTCTGCCTTTTAAGCAGGGTGTCCGGGGTTCAAATCCCCGCTGGAGCACCATTGAAAATGACCGGATTTTTAAGAAACCCGGTCATTTTCATAACTTTTTAGCCAAAATAGTTAAAATCCACGATTGCGAAAAGTTGCGGATTTTAACGGATTTTAGCGGATTTTTTTTGTAGTAATTTTGTAGTAGACCTAGTGCTTCACAACATGCTCATAATAGGCCGCCTCTTTGTCTGAGACGGCATCACTGTCGTTGAGCCAAAATGCCATGGCAGCATCGACATAGTAGCCTATATTGTCGTCATTGATACCATGCTTGCGATTGCAAACTGCCCGGTCGCTGTACTCGGCGTTCATGGCCACCCACAGTTTAATGGGGTCGGCGCAGATGGAACGCTGTTCCATGACCGTCTTGACTTGGTCAAATGTCCAATGTGCGCCACGGGTGCCATCTGCATTGACCATGCCGCCGACCCAGCGCTTGGCGTTCTCCCATGTCAGCCCCTTTTGGCCTATAGTCTCACACTCGCACTCAAAATGACGCTTTAGCTTCTTCTCCACGCTCAGCAGCAGCTCCAGCGTTCTCAAACTGTCCCAAGACATAGGCCGTTCAAGGACTTCGTTAATCTGACTTTTAATTTTTTCTAAAGTTATCATCGTTTAAATCCTCCAAAATTTTTGATAGCATACGGTTTTGCTCATCGAATTTTTCGCCAAGTGCTTCCAGCAGGTATTTGGCCTGCTTATCATTAGCGGCAGCAACGTTGTTTTGTTTTGACTGCTGCCGGTTTTCGATTAGGTTTTCGTAGCCCAGCGCCAAGGAAATTATTGTTATAATGTCCAGCAGGCCAAGGCTCTGTCCAGTGGCTGCTTTAATCAGCGGATTCCTCATCCTTGGGCTCGCTTTCCGGCTTGGCCAGCATTTTCTTCCCTTCGTTGATGGCTAAATCCGCTATTTTGTTACCAACCTCTCGGCCTGTCGCTGTGAATGACATTGCGCCGAGGGCAAAGCCTAAAATTACGCCTATCATGTAAATTACCTCCAAAATAAAAACAGGGGCGGTTTACCGCCCCTGCCGGTTCAGGTTGAAATCGCAGGTACCAGCTGGCCGTTGCAGGTTACTGCAACACCGCTCAGATGGGGACGGGTCAGCATCTCAGCCTCAATGCCGTCAAGTCTGCGATTCATTTCGCAGCAGCAGCTGGACAGCTGGGTGGTCAGTTCTCCAAACTTCGCATCAGAATAAATCTGACCCTGCAACCGCTGGTTCTCCATCTTCAGGTCAAACATTTTCTCGTTGAGATTCTGGATATAGAATCTGGTGTTCTGATCCTCGATGGACTTGCCCACCGCGGCCACTTCCGCTCTGGTCTGGGAACCCTGCTGTTCGATTTTGTACTGGGTGGTGGCGCTGTCAATAATCTCCTGCTTTTCAATTTCGCAGTTGCTGACACGGTTGCAGCCGCCATTGCCATAGTAGCCGCCCTCTGCCACTACAACAGGGACACCGCCCTGACGGTTGCCCCAGCCGCCGCCGAAGCCGTTGCCGCCGAAGCCTGCGAAAATAGCGCAGATGACAAGGATGACAAACAGCACGCCGATCCAGCTCATTCCGCTTCTGGTTTCCTCCATGACGTTTTCCTCCTTAAATTTATTTTCTCACGGCTATTTTAGCCGTGGGAATTTTGATTTTAATGCTGTGCCCATTTTGGGCACGGATTGCCGCACAGGGGCAGGGGACAGCCTATTGCTGCCAACGATTGCATCTGCATCAGCTTTCAGCGCCTCCGGGGTTGTTCCCAGCAGGGCGCAGATGCTACGCGCCTGTATGGTTTTGCCGTATTTGCTATAAATTTCGTTGACGGTTTCAGACGTTATTCCGGCACACTGTGCCCGTGATGCCACGTCACGCAGGTTGTCAGGTGTTCCCGCCAGCATCTGCTGTGCTTGATCCGCGGCGCTTGCTATCCCGGCGCTCGGAAATTGTTTGCTCAACGTCTGTATTATTTTGTTTAGATCCACCTGTCTCCAACTCCTTTACTTTTGCGGTTAGGGTTTCAATTAGGCTTGCCATGCTGGCCATGTTATCCTGTAGCTGCCCCATTAGTTCCTCTTGGGTCTTGGGTGGGCAGATAACTCCTAGCTCGACCAGCTTGTTATAGTACTCCGTTGTGACGGCCTCCAGCTCCGAGTAGGCCTCCAGCGTCTTACCGATGGGCTTGCTGTTGCCGTAAAAATCGGTCTGATAAATGTCCTCGCCGGAAATTGTGCAGATAAATTTTTCATTCATTTCTTCACGCCCTTATTTTTGTTGGTTTAAGTATATAAAAAAATAGCCGCACCTGAGTGCAGCTAAGTGCATTCAGGTGCAGCTATGCGGTAATTACGGGCAATTATTTATCTTTCTTGTTTTTGGAAATAATGATAAATGTTACAATGCAGGAAATCGTGAGAGCTGTGCTGACGATAAGGCTCAAAATATTTAACATTTTTTGTTTGACAAATGCGGCAAGATATGATATTTTTACCACAAGGGGAGGTTTCCCTCCCCCGGGCGTCCTACTCAGCAAGAGTTTTGATATAACATAACATTTGCAGGATGTTGTTTATCAGGACTAATACCAATGTGGTAACCTTGGCTATTGTTTCAGCTTTGTCATGGTTGCCACTTTTTTCGTGCTTACCACGCATTGTCTTTTACCTCCTTTCCTCTTTGATTGTCTATATTATATACCCATTGGGTACATTTGTCAAGCCCTTTTGCAGATTTTTTCAAAAAATATTAAAAAACAGCCCCGTAAGTGAGGCTGTTTTTTCTAAATTTTCAGGATTTCCTGCATCATCAGCCGAATGTAGGCCGGGCATTCACGGTGTTCTGGCCCTTCGGTGCACCAATGCTGGACGGTCCTATAGGGGATTGAAAACCGGGTTGATAGCTGGGTCATGTTCAGGCCGGAGGCTGAGAGGATTTCGGGAACTGTCATAGCGTCGGAGTGGTTTTCAAATGCCATTTCTCACTCCTCCACACTCAAAAATCCCGGATTTCATCTACGCAGATAGGATCGTCTCCATCCTCAATAACTGCGATTATTGTGCAGTTTTGGTCATGTGCCATCTTGACTGCCTCGTCGTAATCAAACGAGCCTGTTCCCCAGTCGTTATCGTCTTCGTCCTTTTCAATCGCGTACCACAATTTCTTTTCCATTTTTATATTCTCCTTAATTTTTATTTTTGGGTTTTATCTGTTCCCCTCTTTGTGATTTTATTATATACCCATTGGGTACATTTGTCAAGCCTTTTTTGCAGATTTTTTCAAAAAATTTTGCAAAAAAACAGCCCCCACCAAACGGTGAGGGCTAAATTGTTTACTGCGGTATGCGCTGGGCTATGCTGCGAATTCGGGGCTCGATGGCTTTGAGGTGGCGGCTGACCGTGGTGCGGTCGTAGCCCACAGCAGCGCCAATGTCGGCGTGAGCAAGGCCGTCAATGTATCGCATTCTGGCGATCTCCGTGTCCAGCAGGCCGAGGTTGGCCTCCGTGATTGCCCAGCAGATGTGCTCCCGGCCATAAGTTTTAAGCGTTTCGGGCACAGGGTTCCGGCTGCGTCCGTATTCCATGGTAGTTCCTCCGTGCATTGCCCGGTGCCGCCTACATCAACACCCTGCGAGGGTCGCAGGCCTTCGGCGGCACGGGGCTGCTATTTGTTTTTGTTTTTTAACAGCTCCACGGCTTCGGCCAAAGGTTCTGGGACGTTTATGCCCATCAATCCGATATTTTCAATTATGCTCAATGTCTCATTGAGGATAAAGGCAATGACAACGGCATCCCTGATATAATTAACCCCCAGCAGCAGATCCAGTCTGCATGCTATCAAAACCATAAGCAGCGTGCATCCCTTGCGGATCAGGCCTTTCCACCCGGCTTTTGACTCCAACGTGCCGCCCTCCGTTTTGGGCGATGCGTGGAAAACGCCTGCAACCAGCAGGCCGGTGATGTAATCAGTGGCCATAAAAATGACCAAGGTTGTGATGCCCGTAGTCCAACCGCCAAACCAACCGGCGATTGCCGACCCGACTACACTAATGGCAGCTAACAAAAAATGTTTCATGATTTTCTCCCCTTCGTAAAAAATTTTTATCTGAGTAGTGCAGCCCATGTTAGGCCGCCAACTTCTCCGTCATCCAGCAGGAGGACGGCCTGCTGGAACGCCTTAACGGCAGCCTCGGTCTGGTCGCCGAAAATGCCATCTATGCACCCGGCGTAATGCTTGGAGTGTGTCAGCAGGATTTGCACGGTGCTTACTTGCTTGTCCTCCATGCCCGGCTTTAACAGTCCTAGAGGCACGTCATAAGTGTATGTAGGCTTGGTATAGCCTGTCACTGTAGTGCCCGTCTCAACGTCCCCAGCATCCTCCCCGGTGTATCTCAACACACAGTTCCACGGATAATTTCTGTAGCTCCGCACAAGGAATTCTTTCCCGGTCTGGTCACCGGGAGTGCCGCCTGTAGTGGTGCCCAGCTCGTTGATGCTGGCCTCTACCTCGTAGCCGTTGCCACAGTACATGGCCGTGTGGTGCTGATAGTTAAGCAGCACGTCGCCCCGGACAAGGCCACTCCCGGTGGACAGGTCAACACTGTCGGTTACGTCCGCAAATCCTAGACGGGTAAACACACCGCGCATGTTGCCGGTGTAGGTCGCGCCATTGGTCTTGACCGGGACTCCCGCCAGCTCCCACGCAGAAATGACGGCGCTGGAGCAGTCGTAGTCACCTTTTTCGCCCCAGCGGTAGGTCTGGTCATAGCCGTGGTTGCTATCGTCAGCCGCCCACGTCTCCATCTGGCTGATGGCCTTTTCAATTGCTCCCATAGCTTACCCCTCCCCCATAGGTGGTGTTGACCAGCTCCGTCAGCTCGGTATACTGCTCATCTGTCAGTCGGTTCACCGCATAGAAAACATCAATTTTGGTCTGTGCATCCTCGCCTGTCTTATAAAATTTGCGTTCAATCAAGCGCTTCATTGCGTTATACATTTTCAATCTCCTCCATATCCATGTTGTAAATATCCTCTATCATTGCGGCTATAGTTTCGTCCGCCTGCTCCTGCACGGCCACATAGGCGCTGGCTGAGGGGGACACCTCCATGCTTCGCCCGGTTGCCACCCAGTCGGCAAAATTTGCTTCAACGGCCAACTTGTCCACCGTGGGCACCGTGAATTTGTATTCATCATACTCAAACATTTCCACGGTGCCTTCCTCCGCGGTGACTGTAACGGGGCTGATGTTGTCCCGTATATACACAGTGTCGTACCCGGGCATTGTTGCCGGATAGATTGCTATAGTGTCTGGTTTTACATTGCCTTGTACTCTCACGCGACTGCCTCCTCTCCGTCTTGCGGGATGTAAATCAGGCGAGAACCTGCCAGCTCGCTGGAAATGGTTAGGGCGTTATTAGTGTGAGAGAAGAAGATACCTGATACTTGCCCGCTGTTCCACGTTGATGCATGCGATAACCCGCACCACGACGATACTGAACATGCCATAGTATCTGCATAGTACGTTGAGGAACTTCCACCAACTGCCGTTCCCAGCATAATGTGGGGGAATGCAGGGTCTAAACCCACAGCTGTTATGTATCCTTCGCCACTGGGGTAAATGTTGGTATACGACAGTTTCGTATAATTTGCTTCTATATCGGCTGTGGTAGATGTATACTTCTCGGGGGTATTGCATACATAGTATGTGTTACCGTATCGCGCACAACCGTCTGTGATTTCGTGCATATTCCCCCAAGGGGCTTCAATCCCTCTATAGACAACATCAGTTAGCCCATTAGTTCCTGCCGCTCTTCCTGTTAGATTCGGTACGGAATCGCAGGTACCAGTTTTCATGCAACCGGTTGAATAATCGCGGTTGACAACGCCATATCCGACCTTAGCCTGTGAGTTATTGTCTGCAAACTCCACCAGATAAAGCATTTGTATAGCTGACCATGCAGACAAGTCGATAAGCCCCCAACCAGCCCCCTTTGCTTGCGCACTTGTCCTAAATGCCGCCGGTGTCTTACTTGATTGTGGGGTTGCGCCGGAGACGGATTTGTTATTGCTGCTTGTCCTATACGCTGCAATATAGCCAAAATCCCGCTCCACGTCTCCATGGGAAAAAAACGGGTGCAGCTTAAAATCTTCCGTTGCTTTGTCTGCGATTTTTATATACTCCACGTTGCCCTCACGGTAACGCTGGAACCAAAACTTTGGGATGTAGACCATCACGTCCTCGGTGCTCAGTGTGACTCGGTGCATTTCTGACCACGGGTAACAGTTGTCAAAATCGCTGCTTCCAGCCACCGTGCCAACGGAGGCAGTAGCAGAAAAGCCAACTGAATCGTCCGTGCGTGTCCATGACGTATCTTCCGTGGATATGTCGCGCATGATGCCATAAATAAGGACATAGTGCAGCGTGACTTTTTCAACTTGCCCGGCTTCGGTGATGGTCACTGTCTCTGTGGCTGTCTCCACGCCGTCTGTAGCCGTCACAGTCCACTCTCCGGGCGTGACGTTAAACAACGCCGTCCCGCTGGTATCTTTCGCCCTGAGCGTTTTTGTGCCGTCTGTGGCGGTACATACACTGCCCTCCGGGTAAGTGACAGCAATAATGGCTGTGATGCGCCCGGAGCCTATTAGGGATGCGGTTGGCATATTATCAACAATTCCGGTAATGCCGCCAGCGCCAAGCGAAACCAGCGCAAGCTGAATCTGGTATTTTGTTCCGGCACCGTTTATGTCCTGCTGAATCAGATCCGGAAAACCCGATTCACTGGATGCATAGCGGACATCAATAGACACCTGATTAAACGCTGTTGTCGTTGCCGTTTTTGTCAGGTCAATGGTCAGAACCAGCTGCGCAAATCCTGAGGTCGCCTGATTTATCGTATAGTCCTCGCTTACCTCGTTTTCCATTTCTCGGCCAGCGACCACCATAAATCCGGGTTCCATAGTTAAAACCGTTCCCGCATAGCTTAGTTCGCAGCCGTAGATTGCACCATCATCAAAAATCGCCTGATATAGCCGACCATCATCGGATGGCACTATGTGCTGATTAGAAAAATTTATTCCTTGTATGCTCAAATCGCCGCCTCCTTGAATTCTGCCGTTTGGATTTTGCTAACTATTGCATCAATCCCGTTTTTGGATAAACTGCAAATAGCCAGTTCGCATTGGTATTTAATTCCGGCACCATTTATGTCCTGCTGAATCAGCGCGGGGAAACCGTCAATGGCCTGGGAATATTCCACGCGGGTGTAGATCTGTTCAAAAATCGTTTCTGTAGACAACTGGTTCAGGTCTATAACTAAAACAATCCGCGCATAGCCTTCGGTGGCGCCGGACACGGCGATGTTTTGCGCACTTGGAAATTTGACCTGTTTACCGGCAATTATCATATGGCCGCTGGAAATGGTTAGGGTGTACCCAGCGCTGGAAAATTTACAGCCGTAAATAATGCCATCTTCAAAAATTGCCGCATACAACCGCCCGTCATCCTGTGGCGTGACCTTTTGATCAACAAATGTAATGCCCCTCATCAGCTGCTCAAGCTCCTTATTTTGTCTGTGATGGTTGTCGCCAGTTCACCGGATTTATATAAATATCGGCTGTCCGTGGACGTTATCCCCTTGTATGAAATGTATGATGTCATAATTTCGCCGTAAAGTTTGATGTTACACGGATCGTATACACTCAGCTCCCGGTCGGAATAAAATTCGATTTTGTGGGATTCGGAATTCTTGGCAAATTTATCCGACACGGCAGTCTCAACGTCTTTTTTTGCCGACACGAAAATGGTGCTCCACCCGCCATCAATTCGCACGTCAGGAACACGGGTGGTAATTGTGCCGGATTCGGTCAGATAGTAGTCTTTGCTTTCGGTGGTGTAAATCGCATCGCCGTTAGCATCTACATTGCCGGTGTCTATTTGATGCATCGCCGTAATCTTGGCCAGCCCGGATTTGGAATAGGCGGCGGATGACAGCTGGGAATGGCCATCGTCGAAAACCACGTTTCTGTCGGTCGTGCTGCCTTTGTAAATCGAACAGGTCAATGTATCTCCGTCGATTGAAAAGTCGCAGCGTAAGCCTAAATTTAGCCGCTGAGTGCGAATGTAATCGGTTATATTAAATAAACCGTTGTCGTCCAGTTCCGGTGAAACAAATGCGGATGTGTCCGAATTGGACACAGTTAGGTATGGCATGGCATAAAAGGTATCGGGCTGATTTGTCCAGTTAGCATCAATCTGCTCGGCCAGCCATTTGCCTGTGTATGTGGTGGACGTCGGAGCGGTGTACAACAAATCACGGTTAAACGCCTCAATGGGTTCCAGCAGCGTAAAAACCGTGCGCCCGTCCTCCGGGCTTACCTTGTCAATTAGGTAAATCAATTTATCGTAAATTAGCCAATACCCGGCATAGCTACGGGCAAACTCGCCCACGACCGTGATGCTGGAAGAACTGCCATCGGACGATGCAATGCACAATGATGCGGCCAACACGTCGGCACTTTTCAGCGTGTGAAACGCTGAAAATGATTTAATATAGGCTCTCATGGTTACACGCTCCGAAAATAGTAATAGACCGACAGGTCGGCATTGCCGCTGAACACGCTGTCAGCTTCGACCGTTAGCGTGCAGGGTTCGTCGATTGGAACACGGAAAAACGGGTCAGATTCCAGTGATATATAATCCAGCAAATCAGTTATTGTGCCATTAGCCGAAATTTTATATACATGGCTGTCCCTGTACAGCGTGGACAATTCCAAAATTTCGCCCGATTCAATCGATGCGCCGACCGAACAGATGCCAAATGTTTCGCCGGAAGTTATACCGACTAGGCGAATTTTTGGATTCAAAATTGCGCCATAGTACCGCATCAGCACGCTGGCGGGAACATGCCCTCCGGGAGATATGGTGCCAGCTAGCGTAGCGGCAGAATCTGCGCCGTAAACCAGCGTGTTGGTGTATCTGTATGTATAGCGGATAGCGTTGCCCGCTGAGTTGTCCAACGCCAATTCAGTGGCAGTTGCTAGATACCACGGGGTCAAACAGTTAAACGATGCGGCAATTTCCAGCGCGCCAACACTGTTTATTTCCGTTTTCGACAGATATCCGATGTCGATTTGCCTATAATATTCAACGCCGTCCACAGGGCTGTAAATCAGCAACAGCTGCCCGGCGATGGCTACCCAGTCCACAAAATTTTGATATTTTGCGTAGGGAATGGCGCCCACGAAGGTTAGCGTTCCCGTGACGGAATTTTGCGGTTCTGAATCGCTGGACACCGGCCTAAAAAAACCAAATTTCAAATCGGCGATAGATGGGGTCAGGGTAAAACCCAGGCCGGTGGGGTCGGTGAAGTAAATGCCGGTTTTACCGTTTAAATCCAGGCGCTCGCCGCCGGAGTTTTCCAAATAAAATTTTCGAATCCGCATCAGGTCATGCCTCCGAGAATTTTGTTAATCAATTCTACCAGATAATCGATCTGAGACTGTGACAGTGTCATTGTGTTTATCGTCGTGTTGACAGTGTTGCCGCCAAAACTTAAATTATTCAGATCTGAATTTTTGTTAATGCCAAGGCTACGGAGTTGGGAGGCCAAACGCTTAGGCACGACCATTTCGCCTTCATGCAGACGTGCGGGCATGTCATCATACGGGACATAGTCCAGACCGGTGGCATAGGGCAGGCCAACAGCAGTGCCTGCATCACCAGCGGTGCCCAATGCCGACACGGCATTTTTAAACCATGTTTTAACGGATTCCCATTTTTCGACGATACCTTGCCATATATTGCTGACGATTGTGTGCCCGGCTGCGACCAAATTTTTGGAGGCATCAGTTAGCCCCTGCTTAAATTCGTCTATCATCTCCGGGGCTTTCGCCACAAGATCAGGGATAGATTCTATAATGCCTTGGATAATACCAAGAATCAGCTCAGCACCAGCTACCAGCAGCATAGGCGCATTAGTGACTAATGCTTGCAGCAATTCGGTGACTAGGTCAACAGCTTTTTGCCCCAGCTCTTCGGGGCTTGATTCAACCAACCCCATGACCAGACTGGTGAGCATTTGCAGACCCGCTGTCAGTAAATTTGGGGCGTTGGTTATAATCATGTCGCCAAGGGTCATAACAATGGTGGCGGCCGCATCTCCCAAATCGTCGGCGTTATCTTCCAGCCCGTCCAGTAATTCGTTAATTATGCCTTCAACATCGTCGGCCAGCTCCGGCAGGTTTTCAATGATTCCGGTTCCAAGCCCACTGAGCAGCTCTTTGCCAAGCTTCAAAAATTCCGGCAGCTTGTTGCGGATAATGGCCACGCCGCTGGTTATGGCGGAGGACATAACCTCGCCCATGGCTTCTGTGTCGCCGTTGGTGGCGGCCATGGCCTCGGAAAAATCATTTAGCCATTGCGCCCCATCGGCGGACAAAGATTCCAGCGTGGGGAGCAGAACGGAGCCAAGGGCGGCTTTCGCCGCTGTAGATGCAGTGGACAAGGCGGTCAGGTTCTTCTCCAAGCCTGCAAAGGCCGGGTCACCGTTATCGGCTGCCTCCACGGCATAGTCCGCCAGCTTTTTGATTCCGGTGGTGGCCAAGGTGGCCAAGGCTCCGGCGGCGGCAACACCTACAGCGGTCAAGCTGGTAATGCCTTTTACGGCGGAGGCGCCAGCCTCTCCAAAGGCCTTTATACCGCTGCTAGCTTTGCTGGCGACAGAACTGAATCTTTCCATCGCCTTGTATAGGGCTTCGTGTTTGTCTTTAAAATCTTCAATTTTCTTCCTGGTTTTGTCGATAGCCTCGGCCAGCTGGTTCAGGGGCTGCTTGGCCTTGTTGTAGGCCTTGGTGTTATCGTCCAGCGCCTTCTCCATTTTGTTTAGGGCAGACTGGGCTTGCAGCAGCTGCTGCTTGTATTTATCCGCCGCCGCCGAATCTTCGCCCTTGGCATCGACAGATTTTTTATACATCTCGTTCAGCGCCCGAACCTTTTCCTTTTGCTGGTCAACCTGCTCGGCCAAAATGCTGCCCTTAGCCTTCAGCTTTTCGCTGGCGCTGGCGTTTTCATCGTAACGACTGGACACCTCAGCCAGCTCGGCGGACTGAGTTTTCAGGTTATTGTTGACGGCCTTCATGGCGTCATTAAATTCTTTTTCGCCGGACAGACTCAGCTCGGTTTCAATTTTTCTCACGGACAAGGGGCATCACCGTCCTCCCTTGGTGGGTTTAACATGTCTAACATGTCGGAGGCCTCGCCGGGGCAAAGTAGCAAGGCATCTACAGTGCCCAGCCCGAGAAATTTTGAGCAAACAGCGAGGTAAGCCAATCGATCACGCCGCCAGCCGCCGTTTTTTTTTCAGCCTCATCCATGTCTTGGAGGACAAGGTCAACTTCCTCGTCGTCATCATGTTTAGCAGTAGTGGCGAAGCCCTGCTGAATAGCCTCCACCACCGCAGTTTTGATTGATATTATGTCGGTTGGCATGGCCAAGCGTTTGATTTCCTCGAATTTTAGCATCGGCTGCGGGTCTTCGTGCATAGCTCGGCGCTGGAGCTCACCCTGAGCCGCCAGCAGGGAATAGATCCAGCAAAGGTTGTCCCATGCCTCGGTGGTCATTTCGTTTAGCTTCAGCAGCTTCATCAGGTCGCCGCTGTAGCCGTATTTGTCATATATGCGGTAAAGCGCCTCGGCGGTGAATGATAGCCGCCGGGTTACGCCATTAAATTCATGTTCAATATAAGCCATAAATTGCTCCTTTGTAGCAAACAGGGCGGGGGCGGCTAGACCTCCGCCCTGTCAATTATTTTCCAGCTGCGATGGATTCAAGGAAGTCGGTTGCCTCCTTTAGCGTTTTAAAATCGAGGCGATTTCGCCATGCACCGGTGTTATCGGCCATGACTGTATAGGTAATTGCGTTATGTGTAAAATTTAGGCTGCTGCCGTTAGTGTCACTATTATCATTCCCCAATCTGGGAATTACACGATAAAGGAAAACGGCTCGATATACAATTTCGGTTTTTGTTCTGAGCATCTGGACGTACGAATAGCCTCCCTCTTTTGGCGTATCGTCATGATTGTCTACTAATCCAGTTGCCGCGTCATAGGTAGAACCAAAAATTTTAGATTCGACTTCGAGATCGTTGAGCAGCGTCTCAGCGTCCAGCTGCCCGCTGATAAATCGCCTCAAATCCAAAACTGAAACATCGTCGCCATAAAGGGAGTTTTCTGCAAAATTTGTAGTCATATAAGCCTTTACTGCGCAGCCCATATCTATCTTTTCACCATATGTGGGGTGGGCATTTTCCGGCTGGGCGGTAATCGGATAATATGTCGACGTTCTCAAACCAAACTTTTCTTTTACTTTTTTTTCCATCTCAAACTCCTTTTGAAGTTAAATAGGCATTCCACGCATCGCCAATGGCAGCGTAGGCTTCTTCCTCGGCTTCCTCGTTGGCTGTTTCAATAACGTGTCGTGCAGGAATACGTGGGGAGCCGTATTCAAGAATATACAAGATTTCCGCATTAGTGCCGGAGTAATGGCCATTTGACCGCCCCTTGCTGTGGCGATCACCTGTTGTGCTCTTCGGGTGTTTACCAGACGGAGAAATTACCAGCGAAAATGTATCGTTTGCAATTTTCTGGGCAATTTTTAAGCTTGCAGCCAGCGAGCCGGTTCTCTGGGTAAACGTGGATATTATTTTGTTCTTTTGAGCGTTCAAAAGAACCTCAGCACCGGGGCGAATAATAGGGTCAGCATCCTCCGCAGAAAATCCAGCAAGTTCGTTGAAATTGGCCATAAGAGTGTCTACTGCATAATATTTGAATTTAGCCATCAGATAACCTCCAAATGCACAATGCAGCGTTTGTTTGCCCACTCATCGTCGTAGCCTATAGATACTATTTCGTAGGGCAGGTATAGGGCGGTGAGCAAATCCGTGACACTATCAACCAGCGTGTCGAAGGCCAGGCGGCCGATGATATCCAGCTGCACTTTTGGGATTTTCATCTGTACACCGTCATCACCAATGGCGGTGATGAAGCCGTAGGTGTGATATACGATATATTCCGGGGTGTTCATGGGGGCAGCGCCCTCGAAGACTTTTGGCGTTATTGTTTTTAGGGCGGTGTCCAATTCGGGCACAGTCACGGTGCAGCACCTCCAGACCTTTTACTTAGTATTTTTACAATTTCCCATTCACGGTCAGACAGTTCCCAATTAACAGCTGCCGCTCTTTCCGCTGCCGCTCTTTCCGCTAAAATCAAACCACCGCCAAAAATAGCAGTTTTACTTGCCACTTGAGAATCTAGCTGATAAATAGGGGCACATTCATGCCTACGAACGGAAAACTCCACGCCATACTTCGACCATTTTTGCATAATTGCCGCCGTGATAATATGGTCGGGGTATTTATATTTTGGCAGCGCCTTGAACGTTTGCCTCTTTAACTGCTCGACGGTTTTATTTACTCGCCGGGTCAGTTCCGGGGCTGTCTGCGCAACTATGTCACCGCCGTAACTGGTAACAAATGACGTTTTAACCCTAGCTCCGTTGTCGTAAATAATTTCACAGTCACAAATCAGATGATTAATTTTCATTATGGTGCTGCGGCCAGAAAAACAGGTCAGCGACGGGGCAAACAGGAAAAATTTAATGGCTTTGTTGATGTAAAAATTACAAATTTCCGACAGTATAGAAAATGGGGGATTGTCCAGCACTGTACAGCCGTCGGGATAATCAAATTTTTTATAATTTCCGCCCGGATAGAAAGGTCTTACGATCGTCTCCGGGTCAATGCTATATTCCTCACACGCCCAGTTCTTGATTGTTTCATAGACCTCCGGCGGTGTGTAGCAGTCATCTGTGGTCTTTTTGGGGGTGAACTTGTCGACAAACAGGGCATACTGGTCGTTGTCTTCAACCTCCAAGGTAAAATCGTCATTGAGTGCAAATGCTGTAGAATCTATCAGGTGACTTCACCTCCGGCAATGTCGAAGTTGTTGTCAGATGCTCGGCGCAGACTGAGAATAGTGACCGGCAAGCCGTCGGCATCGCTGCCTTGCTGTGATTGCTCGATGCGGTAGAGGTGTTCGTCTTCCAACTGGGCGAACATGCCGGATATAATATCCGGGTGGCCGGGCAGCTCCACCATGGTATCAATCTGGGTACCGGCGATGATGGATTCCCAATATCGCCGGTAATAGACTTCACGCGGCGCGTACAGGTGTATGCTGACCGGCTCCAACGTGCCGCCGATGGGCGTGCCGGTTGTCAGCCGAAGAATGGACAAGGCGCGGTCATAAATCACGATTCGACCTCCTGCGTGGCATTGGCCACGATGGCATTGTTAATTGCAGCCCGCAGCATCTGGGGCATGGGGTCGCCGTTGATGCGCTTGCGGTACAGGTAGGCTGCGTGCATTACCAGCAGCTGCATACTGTCCGGCTCCGATTCCTCAACAACGATGCCCTTCCCCTGCAAGGATGTCACCGATGCATCAATCAGATGCTCCATATAGGTCTGGACTTCGTCCGGCACCTTGCCGGTAAATCCTAAATCAGTTTTTAATAGGGCAATAGATGCTTCAGATGCCACGGGGATCACCTCATTTCAGGATTGTCCAGCCGTTAATTAACGGCCGGATTTAATTATGCGCTAGCAGCTTCAACAACGACAAAACCGTTTTTGACGGTCACATCAACGTCGGCAGTCACTTCGCCACGAATGGTCAGCAGGCCTTCGGCGAATTTATAGCCATCGTTAACATCAACGTCGAAGCCACCCCACAAGCCCATCTCCAAGCACTGGGGATTGCCGTAGAACATATGCTTTGTTGCCTTACTGGACAGCGTGGCGGTGCTCAATGCGGTCACGTCCTTAGTCAGGCAGTAGCGGGTGGACAGGCCATAGTTGTCCTTGATGACACCGGTGCTGGGGGTGTCGGTGTCCGGGATAATGGTGTAAACGGGCAGATACTCGTTTTTGCCACGAACCGCCGCCAAGGCCTTAAGATCTTCTTTGTTCAGGTACAGGCAGGCTGTGCCCTCAATGCCCTCGTCGCCGCCATAAGACAGGATGATTTCACTAATCAAAGTGGGGGTAATCAGGGCAGCGCCGGAGGCGCCGGTCAAGGTGAGGGAAGTGTTCAGCTTGGACTCCAGCGCAGCGGCAGCGGTTACGCTGTTCAGCTTCTTGCGCAGGGAACGGCGGGCATATTCGTTAACCTTGGCCTCGTACTCCAACGGGGTCTGCTTGCGGATTTCTTTGGAGATGTAGGCCAGAGTGCCATAGTTCGTGGGGGTCAAATCCACATAATCAAACTTGGGGGTGGCCTCGGCGGGGGCTGTGCCCTCGGTAAACGCAGCAGCTGCTGCGGATTCCTCGGTGACCATGGCAACTCTGTAGGTGCCAATACCGGTGCAGTCGGTGACTTTAATCATGTCGATCAGGGAACTCATTCCACCAATCGGCTCGTTGATGCCGCCCACAGTGGTGGGTCTTGCGGTGTCGCCGGTTACAATCGCACCGCGGATAAAGCTACGCACATCCTTGTAAGTGTGGCGGCCGGTTCTCTGAAATGCCTGAGCGGTTCTCAGGTCCATGCGCACGGGCATAATGCTTCTTCTCTCCCCTCTGCGACGGCTTCGCTGTCCGTCATCGTCATCGGTCTCACCGCCGCCGGAATTGCCACCGTCAAGGGCTTGATCCTGGGCGGCCTCAGACTCTTCTATCTGGCTGATAATATCAGCGATTTCGTCAGCGACTTTTTTCAGGCTCTCCTTCACGTCGGCCTGATTAGTCTCCAGCTCTTCCACGGCATCCTCGACAGCGGACATTTCCTCCTCAGTTTCGGCATCCTCGATAGCCTGGGCTAGCTCATCCTCACGGGTTTTGAAGCTGGACAACTTGTTGCGGAGCTTGGTCTCTTCGGCCTGCTTGTCCGCGAGTTTCTTTCGCAACAGTATGGTTCTAACTGCCATGTTTCAATCTCTCCTTCATTTTTTTGCGCCAACGGGCTGACCGCAGCGCTTCAAGATTTTTGTCACTCTGCCGGGCTTCGACGGACGTCTCCTCGTAGGCCGGGAAGGTGACCACGCTGACCTCGTACAGTTTGACGGATCTAATTACCCACAGGTCTGTGTTAGTGTCAGCGTCGTGAATGTATTCTTCGTCTTCTATGTCAAAACCAAAAGAACACTGGGTGACGTCACCACGCTGGACGCGTGCATATAGGTTCATGGCATCACTGTCGTTTTCGTTGATTCTGATTTCACCATATAGGCCGTGCTCGTCCTCCTGCAAAGTGAGCGTTCCGGCAGTTGTACGGCCGAGAACCAGACGGGAATCATGGTCGGCCAAGGCGCGGATGTCGCCACCGAGGGTGGCGGAAAATGCACCTGGAGCAACTTGTTCAACATAGCCCGGGCACCATTCGTAGGGGCTGTTAAAAACTGCAAAGTACCCGGCGATAACAGGGCCGTTTTCGTCCCGGGTCTTAAATCCAGCGTTGCCGCTGCGCAGCTGCCGCAGACTGCGATTAGGTATCGCTGTCGGCATTGTTATCATCCTCCTTGTCGTTAAGCTTTTTCTGGTCGCCGGTGCGATCAGCAGGAATATAATTTTCCAGTATGACCAACTCATCCAGCCCATCCAAGGGAGACAGTTCCAGCCAGTCGCGGACTTCGTTGCCAGTCATTAATCCGTCGCTGTGCATGTTGCGGCCAATGTTGGACAGTGTCTGCATGTCGTAATCATACAGGCGAAGGGTGTTGAATTTGAAATATCTATCGTCGCTATACAGCAGTTTTTTTGTTAACTCCTGCTCTAAGATTTTGCACAGGGGGATGAGCACTGAGCGGACAAAATTGTTATATTCATTGCTGCTGTAGCTGCCAACACCAACCATATAGCCGGGGACACCCAGCAGGGAAGCGACCGTTTTCTTGTCAATCTCTACTCCGTCCTTAATAGCCAAATCCGTCAGGCTTAGTGGCTTTACCTGTTCGACTTTCATCAGGTTGGCAGGGATTATCAATGGTTCATCTGAGGTTTTGCGCCTGAGGTAATGGCTAATAAATGATGACCTTTTATCCTCGTCGGACAGGTCACTATCGGAGTCAACGGACACAATCAGCGGTGGTTTGTATTCAGACGACATATAGGCCAGCTTGGTGGCCGAGGTCTGGACGATAGAATCAACTACGGTCTGAAGCTGTATTCTGGGGCCTATGCCTTTCCATGGGTGTCGTGGATCCGGGCGGAGTCTAAAGTGTAGGACTTCGTCCTGATCGAAGGCTACTCCGTTCCACACGATTTCATAGGGTGTGCCGTCAGGCCTTAATTGTGCTCTTGCCGTGGGCATGGGTGTCAAATCCAGCAGCAGGCCGCCGAACGTGCTGGGGAGGACAAAGGCCTCGCCCTCCAGCAGCATAGTTGAGACAATCCAGCCTATAAATGTCTGGCGCGTGCCAAGTGACCAGGGAGCAATGTCAACCTTGCGGGACAGGGCATCTTTAACTCGGACGTCGCCCTTGTCGGTGTTTTTCATTTGCCGGATGGTTACACTGGATACCATGTCGGAAATGCGCCATACGGCAGCAGCCACCTCCGGGGCATCTGTCAAGTAGTGATAGCCGGAGGGGATTGCTATGCCGTTGGTCGTTGGCAGGAGCACGCCCACGCTGGAATTATTTCGTTTTTTGACATTAAACAGGGGCACGCTCAAGCCTCCTTGGAACCGAACCAACGGTTCGCCGTTGCTATTTTGTCGCTGTCCAGCAATAGCCGGACGGTGGCAAAAACGGCGGCATCAAAGACGTCAATTCGGGATGTTTCAGAAATTTTTTCGTATTGGACAGCGTCATCAACTTTTTCCTGTGCTCGAACGTTGCTGACACAATACTCAAAGGGTTCCGCGTGGCAGTAATACAGGCAGCCAATCTTGGCCTTGTGTTCGATATACCTAAAACCGCCGCTTTTCTGGATGTAAAGCTGGGGCTGGTCTACGACGGAAAACCCGGCAGCCTTCATTGCCGTGTAATATTTGACCGCAAACTTACGGTCGTGGCCGACCTTGCGAATCTTAAACCCGGCAGAGCGCCAAGCTTTGAATTGCTTAACCGGCTCCGTTGGATCCATGCTGGGCTCGTTCGGCATGTCGAGCCAGCCATCATCACGCCAGCCGAACAAGGGGATTTTGTCTTGGTCTGCCTTTTCCGCTGCTGCCACAACAGGGAACCAGCAGTGGGGTACAATGACCAGCACGTCCTCCGGCGGTGTCCAATTTGGGCACGCTGCCGATGCGGCAGGAATTTCACCAACCAGGGCGGCGGCTGTTAGGTCGTGCAGTTTGGACAGGTCGGCACCGCCATACCAGTTTGGCACCAACTTGGCCAGCTCCGGCATCGTCCAGTTGTAATGGTCATCTGACCGCCGGAATTCTTCGACGTCGAACCATGCCTTGTAGCTGCTGACAAAAACGCAAAGGGAACGGGTCAGAAATTCCTTGCGCAGGGTGGGATTATGTTCGGCCTGCTTGGCAGCGGCCATCATGTCGTCAGGTCGGATGGTGATACCATATGCCGGGTTTGCCGCCCGGTGGACAACCGGGGAGAGGTAATCGACTTCACCGGCCTCGCCCCTTGGGGCTTCGGCCATGTAGACGAAGGTTCGGTCGGCATCCACGCCTGTCACAGTCTTGCGCAGGATTTTCTCCATGTAATCATGATGCTGGGCGGCAAAGCCCACACCATCATCACCGGCGGTGAATGTGCACAAAATCAGCTTATTCGTGTACGCCTTCATTGCATCACGCAGTCGGGTGTAGGGGCGGGCATCCTTGTACAGCTCCAGCTCATCCAGATGGATGAACTGAGCATTGAAAGAGTCGAACAGCTCCGGCTTGAAAGCCATTGTTTCAAGGTCGATAAATCCATCCCAGATTTCGCCCTCGATGCTGTGGCCGAGGGAGCTGTTAAGCAGCTTCATCTTCCCAGCGCTGTTGTTGTCATCAACCAGGCCAAGGCGCTTGAAGTTGTAAACCAGCCAGTCAAAACCTTCCAGGCCTTGTTTCAACGAACCGGCGACTGTTTTGGCCTTTGCGCCGCTTTTGCGATACCACAGGGCAAGGGCTGTCTGTAACGCCTCCGCCCAAGTCGTCTTGACGGTCTTTCGGGGGCAAAATATATCCGCCTCGGTGAATCTCCGGATGTCTGTGCCTGCGTGGTAAAACCCGCAGATGGCATAGGTGCAGAACAGGTGCCAGGGCATCAGCTCCAAGGGCTGGCCGCGGAGGGGTGTGCCGTCAAGGCGTTCTCCTTGGGCGAAACAGAACAGACCTTCCATGATGGATATGCAGAACTCCGGCAGAGCCGGGCTAAAGCGCCAGCGGGGGTCTTGCAGGTCGTCAAGGAACCGTTGACAGCTTAGGCGGGTCAACTCGCAGAGTGTGTTGTCTGCGGCGGTCTGCTGGGCATATGCCATGACGGCGGCCAAGTGTGGGGCTTTACTCATAGCTTTCCACCGTGGCCTTTAATTCGTCCAGCTTGCGGCTAATAGCCGTGCGCTCTGTTTCCGGCGTGCTGGCAACCTTGCCGCGAATCCGCTGCAAGGCTTTAGGCGTAAGCCCCAGAGCTTCGCGGTGGGAGAGGATTTCCTTGCGCAGGCTTTGAATGACGGCGTAGATGGGGTCGAGCAAAGATTTTTCACGATGCTCAGCCTCGGCCTGATTCTTCCAGACTTTCTGTGCTCTGGTCAGCTCGCGCTCCAACTGCGCCAGCGTTTTGATTTCCGGGTCGAAGGCGGGGTCATACACGCCCAGCGCCTTGAGCTGAGATTTATAAACTTCTTCCCGTGTCAATGCATCCGCGCCTCCCGCTTGTGGTTTATGCAGGCGGCCTGCGCAGGTGCGCCTGCGTTCTTTGATTTTTATTTCAGGTCTTGCTATTTTCTCCCGGAAAATTTCCCGGTTCAAAAATTTCTCCGTGTGTGCGCGGACC